ACCCTACCACAACCCAGACCGCCAAATACCATATTGAAGGTATTTGGGCGATAACGGCAGCTGATCCGGGATCAATTGTCCCGGCATTGCCGCCATCAGCTTTCCTCGATAGTATCGCGGGAAAGATGATGCGCCAGTCTGTGCCTCGCCCCAATTCAGACAACCTTGTCCGCTTTGCAGCGGAGCAAAGGGATGCACCAGCTCTCTTCAAGTCTTCGAACTATGTTCCGAAGAACATACCTGAAGCAGCTGGTGCGTATCTGAATTACGTCTTTGGTATTAAACCCACCAAGGACGATCTCCTCAGAATGGCCGAAACGGTTATCCGTGCGGACCACCACATTAAACGTGTGGTTCGTTCTGAGAAGGTGAGGCAAAGGAGTTCGCAACAGCGGAAGCTGTCGGAGTTTAATTCGTTCACTCCATATGTGAATGCGTTGAGCACCCAAGCTTCTGCTGCTGGAACAATCTCCGCCGGACCGGTCACTATTCGGTATGCGTATCTTACGCCATTTAACCGAACAGCGATCAATTACGGCGTGCTTGTTCCCGCGTATTCCATCAGGACCCACTATAGTCAGAGCGTTAGACAATTTGCAACATGGGAATATTTTGTTCCCATGCCGCAGAAAATCGAAACGCGCCTCGCCCGCTATAAGAAAGCGGCTGAGAATCTGATCGGTGAAGGCGCTAGCGCCGGAACCGTGTGGAACCTAACCCCCTGGACCTGGTTGACGGACTGGTTTGTTGATTTTGGAGGTTTACTCCATTACCAGCAGGCCGTCGCAGATAATCAGGTCGTGGCGACCACCAACGGATACTCCATTTGGGAGGAGATGTCAGTGGAAGCCGAGCTGTTCGATCCAGTGTATGATCCCGCAGGTGTCACTCAGCCTTGGAAGGCTGATGTCACTCAGGGGCACGCTGTATCGTCAGTTAAGTGGCGCCGTCATAAGCGCCAAGGGGGTAACCCGTATGCAATAGGCCCTACTTGGACTGGTTTCAGTCCTCAGCAGTGGGCTATCTTAGCTGCCCTGGGTGTTTCCCATGGTGGCAACGTGCCGATTCATAGATGAATCGGTGCGGTCGGGTTACGGAAACTCCGTATCCCGCTCATCGCCGTGAGGCGTAGAGAGGAATTAGAGCTATGGCTCTTGCCGACCCTCAGTCAGTTACTATCGGTGGGACTGCAACGTCCCTGCCCCGTGTTGGTAGCGCGCTCGATCAGAGCGTCTACCAGGACGCGACTGGCCAGGTTCTCTTTTG